TCGCCGGCGAGGCGGGCGCGCCCTTCGTCGGATCGATCTGCGCGGTGCACCAGACGCGCAGCGTGGAGCCCGAAGGCACCGCGACGAGCGGAACCATGGGAGGCGCGGCGGGTGGTGAATCGAACGGGAGCGCCGCCGCGGGAAGCGATGCGCCGCTCGTCGATCGCATCGTTCCCGCGTCGATCGTCAACACGCATTCTTTCCCCGCCGGCAGGGGCGCGGCCAGGTTGAGCTCGACAATGCCGGGCCCCGCGTCGGGGTCGATTGAGGAGATCGAAATCAAACCCGACGGCGTAAGGACAGCGTAGCGGTGCTTCGCCACCGTGAGCCCGAACGTCGTTTCGATTGCGGTCGACAGGTAGATCAGGAGCTGCGAGCCCTTCGCGATCACATTCACGGCGCGAAACCCCATCTCGGATCCGCCCGGCACTTGGGAGGATCCAACCCACCCCGCGATCATGACCCAGTATCGGCCGGGGACCGACAGGGCAGGCGGTAGCGCTTGCTGCGTGCGAACGCGAGTCGCCAATGGTTCTACTCCAAGTTCGGGATCGCGCCGATCGGCAGCCAGAAGTAGCCGACACCGATCGACTTGGGAGCGACCAGATCAGGCTCGACCGTTCCGTGTGGGAGGTTGGGCGCCCATCGAATGTCCTGTATGCGTCCGCGAGTCGATCGGTTCTGCGCGCCGGATACCTCTCGCGTCCCAACGTATACGTGCCAGTCCGGCGCGGACCCGTCCGCGTCGCCGGAGTCCGTGTTCACTGCGGCCGGAACGAACCCCATGCTTAGGGTTCCGAACGAGAACCCGAAGATGTCGCAGAGCCCAAGCAGCGACGTCAGGATCGGTGAACCCACCTGCGCCGATCCGACGCCTCGAGCAATTCCGAAGGTGGATGCGTTCAAGTCGTTGAAGATGGGGCCGGGGGCCTGTGACGGGCTCGTTGACGCCGGCCCGTAAATCACGACAGCGGGCGCCGTATCGGCAGGTCGAGATTCGACGAGATGAGAAAAAACCAACGCCGAACCGAAATACTTAGTGCCTCGCTGATTCCACAGCGCAACGAAGGATCCGTCCTCTGCCAGCGCGTAATGGAACCGAACGGGGTTGGAGGCATCGTAGCCGAAACCACGGTAGTTCTTCGTTGGCCCTCCGACGAGGACAGACCCGGAGGGTCCCACGAGCGTCGTTCCGCCGGTCGGTTCGTCGGCGTAGATCTGACTGCGCCAGGATGCCGCAACGGTGTTGCTCGTGTTGAACTCTAGTCCGATCACAATCCAGTAGTGCCGCGGACCCGGACTTCGCAGAACGATCCACGACTGCGGCGAAAGATTCGTCGGCGCGTATAGGACCTTTGAAACGTCGGTCCAGAGATCGGAGTTGCTGATCGAGGATCCGTCGCACGACTGCACGACGGTCCACAGGCCGAGCGTCGCGCCGTGCTCTCCGGTGAGCGCGCGTTTGAGCTGGTACACCTGATCGGCGCCGGTTCGGTTCGACGCGGTGTTGAGCAGTTCGATATTCGCGCGCGAGTGCCAGCGCTTTTCGAGGATGGTTGCCACTACGCCTCCACCACCACGATGCGCGAGGTGTCGAAGCGCGCGAGCTCACGCTCGCCCACCGCGATGTTGGCGGTCCCGGTCGGCGACGACGTGAGCCCGATCTTGAGCGAGGGCACGTCGACCACGCCGGGCACGCTGAACACCGGCGCGAAGAGGGACGGGTAGATCACGTCCTCCCCGAGCGCGCGCTTCTTGGCGACGAGCGCCGCCTTGATCCGCTCCGCGCCGTCGAGCGGGTAGCCCTCGCCGCGAGTGACGGTGAGCGCCACGTGGACATCCTTGTAGCCAGGCCTGGAGAACGCGACCTCGTGCGCAAACCCGAGCGAGTCCACGACGTCGCCGGGGCTCGATCCGTGGGCAAGGATCCCCGCGGGCTTCAGGCGCCAGATCGCCTCGCGGATGGCCTGGGGATCGCCGCCCTCGACGATGGCCTCGAAGCTCTTGCCGGGCACTCCGGCCGCGTCGGTGACGAGGGTGGTGTTCTCGAAGACGCGCACCTGGGAGACGCCAGCGACGGCAGGCTCGAGGAGCCCCGCGCGGATCGCGTCGAGCGTCCCCGTGCCCGTCGCGCGGAGGAGCTGCTCCCGGCGGAGGCGCAACTCCGGGTCCGTCTCCATGCGGCGCCCGGGCGTGGCATCGAGCGGGTTCGTCACCGACGCCCACCCCGACACGGGCGTCTCGATCTTCGTGAGGCTGCCGGCCACAGCGACGATGGGCCCGAGCGCCTCGCTCTCCATCTCCATCGGCGCCGTGCCACCCTCCCCGATCGCCACCTCGCCGATGCTGCGGAAGCGGGCGCCGGTGCCGTCGACCGAGACGACGCGGCCGGCGGCCAGGACCGTCCCGGGCGTGCCGGTGGCGATCACCTCCGCCTTGCTGCGCGTCGCGGCCAGCCGGACCACGCCGGTGATCGCGCAGACCTGGTCCAAGGCCTCGCCGCTGGCGCTGTCGGGGTACGCGCTCCGGTAGACGGAGAGCGCCAGGTCCCAGGAGACGCCCAGCCGCTCGGCCAGGATGCCGACGAGGTGCCCGAGCCAGGAGTCGGGCCCGACGTTCACGGAGGCGTCGACCTGCGCGCGAAGCTGGTCGGCGATCTCGTCGTGCACCTGCTCGACGGTGAGGGCCTCGAAGCCGGTGGGAGTGAGTCCGCTCATGGAAGCTCCAGGGTGGCGGCGAGGGGATCGCCGTCGGTGGTGGTGGCGGAGAGGGAGACGGTGACGCTGCGACGCGCGCCGTCCACGTCGGCTTCGAGGCTGGCGATCCCAGCGATCCCCGGGCACGCGAGGACTTGCTCGCGCAGGATCGAGAGCAGCGCCGCCTTGCTGATCTTCTGCCCGAGGATGCGCTCGAAGTACGGCACGCCCTCATCCGGCGCGAGGAACCACTCGCCGGCGAAGAGCCGGAGGCGGATGCGGAGGCGCTGGGCGATCTCGTCCACGCCCGTCACCGTCACGAGGTCGCCGTTCACGAGGGCCAGGTCGCCGCTGTCGTCGAGGAGGAGATCCATGGGGGTCACGAACTGGCGGCCAGCCGGAGGGCTGCCGTAGGGTGGAGGGCTTTCGAGGAGGACGGACAATGCGATGGATGATGCTGGCGGCCCTGGTGGGCCTCGTGGGCTGCGGCGTTGCGACGCCCGGCGCCGATGCCCCCGGCAGCGAGTGCTCGTGTCCAGCGGGCCCCCAGGGCGCGCAGGGGCCGAAGGGCGAGAAGGGAGACCAGGGCGAGCCGGGGGAACCGGGAGCGCCTGGCACCGCCGAGGTCTCGGAGAGCGGGAGCCGCCTGCGCTACCTCGGGAAGACGCTGCGGGGGAGCGACGGATCGACCTACGTACAAGGCGGCAGCTTCTTTGACGAGGAGCTTGGCGTGGAGTGCTCCCTGCTGACGGCTGCGGACGGGCGGCGTCGGTGCCTTCCGGTCAAGAAGCACGCCGATCGGTTCGCCGATGCCGACTGCACGGTCCCCGCTGTCAGCATCAGCCAGGCCGACGAGTGCGAACCTGAGCCGCCCAGGTTCGCTTACGGTGCCACTGGAGCTTGCGGGCAATACGCCTACGTCGTGTACGAGGTCGGCTCCGAGTTGACGGAGACCTTCCTGCGCAGCGGATCGAAGTGCGTTGCCGCATCGATGGATGAGCGCCGAGCATTCTCCGTGAAGGCGCTCCCGCCGACCCGGTTCGTTGCCTTCGTGGACGAGTAACCTCACGACGCTTTCACCTTCTCGGCCGCGACCGACGGCGGCCAAGTCGCGAGTTCCGCGATGAGGTTCGTCTTGAAGGCTGCGCCGCCGTCGCCACCTGTAACGGCCGCGTCCTGGATCGCCTTCTTCAAGGCGGCCAGCGCCGCCTCCACCTTCTCCGCGAGCGCGACGTACTTCGCCTCGATCCCCTCGGCGCCCAGCACGATCGCCTCGCCGTCGGTGGGCGGCAGCGCGCTCGGGTACGGGTAGAACCCGGGGATCGCCACAGCATCGGAGAGCGCATGGGCCCGGGGATCGATCGGGTCGACCACTCCGCCCATCTGCGTCCACCGATCGATCGAGCCGTCCTGGAACACGACGAGGACGTGATCGCCCTTCGCCAGCGGCCAGGTGATGAACGCCCCGCCGCCGCGGGGGAACAAGATCGGGACGCTCGGCAGGAGCGCCGCCGGCTGGAGCTCCGTCCCGCCCTCGACGACAAGGCGCTGCCGGATGCAGAGCTGCACGGACGCCCGCTGCGTCGCGGTGTCGTAGCTCTCCACGATCCCGGGCTGCGCCACGTGGAGCTGCTGGGCGTGAAAGGCGAGGACGCCCGCGATCATCTCGGCGGTGGTCATAGTGGCGCCGCCTCCAGGTCCACGTACCAATCCGGCCCGTGGGTGTCGCCGGTGAGCTGCACCGTCTCGACGCGATACCAGCCCTTCACCTGCGCCGCGTCGATCTGCACCGCGCGCCCGGGCGCCAGGTCGCCGTTGAGGAGGGAGCGGGCCCGCACCACCCGGCGCTTGCCGCCGCCCTGCGTCGCGACGATCGCCGGCGTGGGCGAGCCGATGAGCCCGGTGGACGGCGAGAGGATTACGGCCTCCTTCGCGTTCGCCTTGCCCGGCTCGAGGATCTGGAGGGCGCCATCCTGAATCGACCACTCGAACCCGGTCGCCTTCGCCACGCGGTCCATCTCGGCGTGCACCGGGCCGGAGAGGATCAAGCCGTTCGCGAACGAGTCGATCGCGCCGTCGATGCCACCAGCGCGCCAGCTCTCCAGCGCGTTCCCGGCGCTCACCTTCATCTGCTTCGCGAGCGACCGCACCACGTCGCGCGTCTTCGCGCCGGCGGCGAAGGCCTCCATGATCCGCCCCTGCCGGACGGCGTTCAGGCCGTCGCCCGCCTGGAGCGTCGCCACCCAGTCGGCGCCCTCGCGCGCGTGCGTCACGAGGTCCACGTCCCCGACGAACACCAGGCGGACGTCGCCCCGGTAGCCGGCGGAGAGCATCACCCCGGCGCCCTTCTCCTGGGCCGCAGCGCGCGTCTCGGGGGCGAGGTTCCACACGCGGATCTCGATCGCGTTCGGCTTGCTGTCGAGGGTCTTCGTCGCGCGGAACGCCACGCGCAGCCCGGCCACCTGGCGGCCGCCGACGATCAGCGCGAGCTCTCTCCCGAAGCGCTCGCTCATCAACCCGGCTCCACGTAGATCAGCGAGAGGTCGTCACGCCCCGGGTCCTGCCCTGGCGTCGCGCCGTAGGCCACGATCTCCCCGAGGGGCAGCCGCTCGTCCGCACCGAGGCGCAGGAGCGGCGTATCGGCCACCACGCGAAGGCCGGAGCGCAGCGGCGTCCCGTCGGCGGTGGCGACGTCGAGCGACCACCGCCCATCCGCCTCCACCCAGCGAAGCGCGAGCTGGTACGAGCGGCCGGAAAGCTCGACCTCATAGCGGTACGCGAGGCGCCCGGGGAACGTGGGCAGGGAGAGCGCGGCCATCAGCGACCCCTCACACCGTCGATGAGCTGCGCGGATCCCGTGCGGTCGTCGATCGCCTTCGTCGCCGCCTCGGCCTGCTTCTTCGGCGCGGGGCTGGTCGCCTGCTTGCCCATGTCCTTCGGCTGGAGAAGTTCGGGCGGGATCTGCGCGGAGGCGGTGGAGACGACCACGATCTCCTTGAGCGAGATCCCCACTTCGATCGAGCCGACGCCTCCGTTCGTCCGCAGCGAGGTGATCACCATCGACGGGTAGTCGCCCAGCGTCGTCGCGACGGTGAGCACCTGGCCCTCGTTCTTGATCCGTTCGAGCTCGGTCCACACGTTGGCCGGGCGCCCTTCGTGCGGGTTCACGCCGCCGGCATCGATCGCCGGCTTGCCGCTCTCCGCTTGGCTTCGGATCTTGGCGTTCAGCCCGCCGGCCACGATGCCGCTGGCGATCGGGATCGCGTTGACGATCGCGTTGCCGCGAAGCTCCGCCTCGAAATCCTTGATCGCCTTGGCGACCGAGTCGCGCGCCGCACTGGTAGCCGGGTCGGGGTTCTTCACGATAGGCGTCGACGTAACAACGCCCTGGATTTCGAGGGTGCGGAGCTTCCGCCGGACGTGATCGGTGATCGCCACGCCCGCCTCGACCGGATGCTCGGTCACGTCGGCGGAGGATTCGTGCCCTTCGGAGAGCACGGCGTCGAGCTCGATCAGCCCTGCGCGGCTGCCGGTCCCGTAGAGGAGAGCGACATCGGCCACGTCACCCTCCTGCCGGCGCCGGCACCGCGGCAGCGAACGCGCGTCGGTTCGCGTTGCCGAGCGCCTCTTCCACCCGGGCGCGAACCTCCTCGCCCGAAAGGCGAGAGCCCTCGATCGTGATCTGGACGGACTGATGAACCTCCGCGTTCGTCATGCGGCCTGCCGTTGCGGACGGGCTGGGTTCGACGTAGGCCGGGAGCCCGAGGTCGCGGCGCACCTGCGCCATGTGCTCTTCCTGGGCCTCCAAGTCGCGGGGTGCGCGGTTGTTTCGCTGGATCCCCTCGAAGGTCTTGGGCGTCTGAGCCAACGTCGTAATCGCGCCGATCGGACCGGCTGCGGCAAGCGCCCACTTCAGCGGCTTGGGGAGGTTTTGGTACTTGTCCGAAAGCTTGTCCCACAGGCGCAGCACTTCCTGGAGGAACTTGAGGTACGGGTGCTCTTGCCACGAGAGATCCCGGCTCAAGAACTCCTCGCGCAGTTCGCGCATCCAGTCGACGATGCGCCCGATGATCGAGTCTTTCCCCTGCAAGAAGCCGATGAAGTCTTCGACGACGGCGACGAGCAACCCGATCGCCACGGCCTTGAGGCCGAAGAGGGCAACGAGGGCAGTGACGATCAACAGGAGCTTGAACCCCGCGGCGGCCGTCTCGCCCATCGCATCGCGCACGCGGCGCACCACCTCAACGATGGCGGTCGCGACGTTGTTGAGGATCACCATCGCCGCCGTGATCGCCTTGACCGCCTGCTCTACCCGCTGCGCGATCAACTCCCGGTTCGCCCGCATCCAGGCGAGGACCTTGGGGACCGTCTCGTTCATCGCCGGAAGGAGGCGCCCGACGATCTGATCGCGCAGGCCGGACATGGCGCGGCGGAGACGGATTTGCTGGTTCGCCATCTCGGCGGCTTCCTTCGCCGCATCCCCGCTCATCACCCCGAGCTCGCGCGCCTCCGTCCGCCATGCCTCGATCCCCGCGGCGCCGTCTCGAAAAAGCGGCGCCATGCGCAGGCCCGCATCGCCCATCAGGTTCATGGCGTGCGCCGACCTGTGCGCATCGGATGGCAGCTTCGCCATCGCGTCGGCCATCTCCATGAAGAGCGTGTCGGCGTCTTTGACCGCGCCGCTGCCGTCTCGGATCCGAAGACCCAGGGCGGAGAACGCAGAGGCCATCGACTTGTTGCCAGAGGCCGCCGAGCCGAGGCGACGGTTGAATCGCTGCAGGGATGCGTCGATGTCGTTGACGGAGAGCCCCGCCATCTCGCCCGCGTGCCGAAACTCCTGCAACCCCTCGACGCTGATCCCGGTCCTCTGGGCGAGCGTGTCCAGGGTGGCCCCTGCCCTCGCCGTCTCGTCGACCATCTGCCGCGCCCAGCCGATCACCTTCGATCCGGCGAACGCCGCACCCACCGCCATGGCCGCGGTCTTCAGCTTCTCCACGCGCTGGTCCGCGCGATCGAACGACGAGCGATCGAGGCTCAGGCCGAACTTGGCGACGAGCTCGCGGACGGTCATTTCCTCGCCTCCTTCATCGCTCGCGCGTCAGCCTCCGCCTGGAGGTCCAACACGAGGTTCGCGTCGGCGAGGTCGTTGATGCACCAGTGCTCATCGATCTCGCGCAACGTCGCCAAGCCCGCCTTGATCACCCGCCACACGTCCCACTCGAGGTGGGCGGGGATCGCTACGCCGCCGCCTCCTTCGTCGCCGCCGCGCGCGCGTCGAAGCTGGCGAGGGCGGCGCTCGCCACGTCGAAAAAATCGGCGTACTGCACGCGCAGCGCGAAGGCCGCCCACTTCATCAGCGCGCCCTGTCGGCCCATGAAGTGCACGTCGTAGATGGGCTTGAGCAGCCCGCCCGGCTCCACGGTGGTGACGTCGGCCAGCTCCATCAGGATCGCGTCCACCGCGTCCTCGTCGACGTGCGCGAAGAGCGCCACCGCGGCGCGCGAGAAGAGCTTGCCGTTCACCTTCGCGTCGGCGAGGTCAGAGAGCTTGCCGCCCTCGGCCAGCGTGCCGAGTGCCGGGCCGATCATGCTGGAGAGCTTCGCCAGCATCCGCGTCGCCCGGCGGGCCGGGAGCATGCGAACGGTGTAGCTGTGCCCGTCGATCGTCGACGTCTGCGAATCGAACTGGGACATCAGTTGCCCCCAACGTGGAACTCGAGGTTGTCCGTCTCGAAGATCCAGTCGCGCTGCCCGGCCTCCTTGCCGAAGCCCGACGCCGGAGGCTTCACGATCCAGGCGTCCTGCGCGGCGTAGACGGTGCGGCCGGAGAGGTCCTTGGCGAGGAGCGGGAAGACGCCCTGCCCCGTCTTGCGATCGACCTGGGCGATTGCCGAGAGGAGGTCGTTCGCGAGGCTCGTCTGCATGAGCGGCACGGTGACGCGGCCCGACTTGTTCGCGTTCTTCGTCCGCGTGCCCTTGCCGTCGAGCCCAGCCTTGAAGGTGAAGCTGTCCTCGTTGTGCTCGATCGTCACGTCGGCGTCGGCGAAGCCCGACATGAGCACCGGGCCGAAGGTGATGACGAGCTCTTCGGGAGCGTAGGTTTCGACTGCCATGGTGGACCTCGATCAGACCGTGATGGTCCCGGAGATGGTGAGCGAGTGGACGGCGCCGGCGAGGACGGCCTCGAAGCGCACGTCGGGAAGGTGGCGGGCGGCGCGGTCCGGCTGCGGCACGTCCCGCACGCGGGGGACCGAGACGGTGGGCTCGGGGTCGGCGGCGAGGAGATCCGCCGACACCCCTCGGGCTAGGCAGCCGCGCACCACGTTCTCGACGAGGGCCACGCCCCCGTCCGTGAACGGCACCTTGTCGCTGTTCACGAGGAGGGAGTAGACGCCCTCCTGGAGCTGGGCCTGGAGCCAGTCCACGCCGTGGGTGACGTCGATGAACTCGCCCGAGGCGGTGACGCCCTCGGCCGTGATCGAGACGCCGCCGATCGAGGTGTACGTGTTCGCGTTCTTCGCCTTCGCCGCGGCCTCCTGGGAGGCGGTGAGCGAGTAGACGGAGACGCCCCGCAGCGTCTTGAACTTCCACGTGCTCCCGCCCGGCTGCCCGGGGAAGCGGTTCCCCATCCACGCCGCGGCGCCGTACTCGTGCGCCGCGGGCGAGTAGAGGAGGAAGGTGCGCGCGTAGCCCGCGGCCTTGAGCTGCGAGGCCAGGTCGGTCGTCGCCACGCCGTCGAGGATGTCGGAGTCCATGGACGTGACGCCCAGGATCCGACGCATCGACTCGATCACGGCGGCGGCGGCGAGGATCTCCGCCTTGCCCTGGGAGACGAGGACGAGGCCGTACCAGTCGCCGGTCGCCAGCGCGAGGGCCGCGATGTCGTCGGCGATCCCCACGTCGGCCGTGGTCTCCTCGACGGAGAGCTTCGCGCCCAGCGTGGTGGCGAGCTCGAGGGAGTAGACCTCGCCGGCCACCTTCGCGGTGATGGTGAGCCCGGTCTCGGTCCCGGCGCCGCCCACCGCGGCCGCCGTAACGGCGCCGCCCGAGACGGCGTTGATCGCAGCCACGAGCCCGGCGGACACCTTGGCAACGGTGGACGTGGCGTCGGCCGTGAAGCTGGCCTCCTTGCCGTCGACGGTCACGGTGTACTTCGCGAGGTGCACCGCAGTCGGGGTGAGCGCGTGCTTCGTCGTGGGCTTGCCGTCCCGGCGCCCCACGATCACCCGCTGCACCTTCGGCTGCTGCGAGAGGATCGCGGAGACCGCACGCACGATCGCGCTGCTCGCCGGGAAGCCGTCCTCAACCATGTCGGCCACCGCGGTGTAGACGCGGAAGCGCTCAGGGAAGACGGTGTGGTAGCCGAGCACCGCCGGCACGCCGAAGCCCGCCCGGGCGACGCCCGCGCTCTTCGTAGAGATGTTCACGTTGACGATCGATTCGAGTCCCATGGTCAGGGCCCTCCGATGTTGGCGGCCACGTCGGCCGTCTGGATGGATTCGATGCGCTCGGTGGTCACGTCGGCCAGCCCGAGGCGCACGTCGAACTGGCGCCGCTCCACGAACGCGGTGTCCTGCAAAAAGGTGAGGTCCTGGATCGCCTCGATGCGCCGCAGGGAGAGCCCCGCCGCCCGCAGCGTCGCCAGCGACTCCCCGAGGTAGAGGCTCGACTGCGCCTTCGTCGCGAGGGCCAGCGCGCTCTGCGAGTGGTCGTAGGGCGCGCCCCGCTGCTGGGCGTAGATGTTGACCTGCACGGTGATCGTCCGCTCGCCGCGCGTGGTCAGGTCGACGTCTTCCCCCGCCGGCGCCGATCGCTTCTCGTCCCGCCCGACGGGCACCGGG